CGTATCGAAAACAAACTCGATAAACTAACAGCATGATTAAACTACTCCGTCCAATTATTTTCGCTTTCCTTACTAGCGATGCCGTTAAAAATCTTGTCGTTGATCTGCTTGCTGCTTATGCTGCACGGACAGATAACGCTGTAGATGACTATGCTGTCGATTTGATTCGACGGGAGCTATTTAATGAAAAAGAAGGCGACTGAAGACCAATTCAATGAACTACATAACCTCGTCACTAAAGAGTTTCTTGCTCGAATTAAGTCGGGCGAAGCTACTACTCAAGATCTAAAAGCAGCTTGTGATTGGCTTAAAACTAATGACATTAGTGGTGTAGCGTATGATGGTAACCCATTGGATAAACTATCTCAGCTAATGCCTGAGATTGACCCCGACATGGTACAAGAGAGGTTGTATGGCAAAGTCTAGCACCTCTCAATACTATAAAAAGAATCCTAAAGCTGCAGCTAAACGCCGTAAACAGCAACGTAAATATAATAAGACTGCTAAAGGTCTTATGATTCGTACCGCAGCTAATAAACTAAACCGTAAACTGGGAACGTATGGAAATGGTGATGGAAAGGATTCTTGCCATACCTCAAAAGGCAACAAAACGTGTTCTAAACGTGCAAACCGTCGCAAGAAAGGTATTCACGCATGACACCATTGTTCCCAACACCTGATTACTATAAATTTAACTTAATAGCTATGACCTCACCTGAAGCAAAGCGCCTTTGGAGGCGTGCTATTAAAGAACATTTTGACTGCACTTGCATTTATTGTGGAGAAACTCATGACATTAATGACCTCACTTTGGATCACGTCCATCCTCGCCATTACGGTGGCAGGGATGACACGCACAACCTCGTATGCTCCTGCGTACGCTGTAATCAGGAAAAGGGAACACTACACTGGAAAGAGTTTGTAACTCATCCGATTCGCTCTAATATTATTTTACAACATACTCATGGCTAGCAATAGAGATCCTTTGAAGGATTATCGTATCAATAAACGTGGACGCAAGGTTACCTCGTCTGCAACACGTTCAGCACGTTCTAAAAAAGCGTCAGCTCCGAAACCTACCTCCTCTTCCACACGGTCTCGTGGTAAGGGTACAGGATCTAAAAAAGTTACATCTTCATCTGATCGTGTCACTAAAAAACCGTTGTCTGGTGGACCACGGGGTGCCCAAGGACCACGTACGGCTCCTCAGCAGGGTCCCAGTCGTCCTGTAAAGGGCTTGATTGGTAGTCGGGGACCATCACCCTCCAAGCCTCCTATTCAGAAGCCTCCAAAGGCTCCTGGACGCTTTGTAGATAAACCACAGGTCAAAGCTAATGTCAAAGCTTTGCAGAACAGTCCCCTCGGTAAGCTCATTAGGGGTGGTGGTAAGATTGGTGCTGCTCTGACTATTGCTGAAGGTGCTAAAGAATTTTTCAAAGGTAAGAAAAAACAATCTGAAACTCGTAAAGAGAATCAAGGTGCTGCTTACCGGGCTCAACAGAAACCACTGCCTAAAGTCAAGCAACCCGCAGCAAAGCCTGATCCTAAACCTAAGAAGAAACCACAACCTCAGCAAAAGCTTGGAGCTGGTGCTAAAGCATTCGATGCAGCATTCGCTAAAGCTCGCGCAGCAGGTAAGACGACATTTACTTTCCGTGGTAAATCCTACAACACTAAACTAAAGAAATGAACGAACCCATTAACGCTAAAGTTGCCAAGCAAGCTAAGATGAAAGAGCAGAAGGTCAACGCCTTTGACAATCCTGCTACTACTACCTCACCTCAAAAACAAGACACTGGCATTGGTATGCCTAAATGGCTTCCCGAAAATGTTAATAAGGGTCTAACCAAACAGATTGGTAAGCTGTATCCTGATGATACTGCTAAGCAAAAATCAGTTGTTAAAAACATCTTTACCAAGCCTGAAAATCGCGGCTATACCAAGTAATTTATGAATACACTCGACCTGTTGAGGTCGGACTTCAAGTTGTTCCTGCAGGCTCTGTGGGGACAGCTTGATTTACCTTCTCCAACCCGTGCTCAATATGCAATCGCAGACTATCTTCAGCATGGACCTAAACGTCTTCAGATTCAAGCTTTCCGTGGTGTTGGAAAAAGCTGGATCACTGGAGCGTTCGTGCTCTGGACTCTATTCAAAGATCAAGATCGAAAGATTATGATTATCTCAGCTTCTAAAGAACGTGCAGACAACATGTCTATCTTTCTACAGAAGTTAATTATTGAAACACCTTGGCTTGCCCATTTACGCCCAAAGTCTGACGATTCAAGATGGTCTCGTGTAAGCTTTGATGTTAACTGTGCTCCACACCAAGCCCCTTCTGTTAAGTCTGTGGGTATCACAGGTCAGCTGACTGGTAGTCGTGCTGATCTGATGATTCTAGACGATATTGAAGTTCCTGGTAACTCCATGACAGAACTCATGAGAGAAAAGCTACTTCAATTATGTACAGAAGCTGAATCTATCCTTACTCCTAAAAATGATTCCCGTATTCTTTTTCTTGGAACACCCCAGACCACCTTTACCATATACCGTAAACTCGCAGAGCGTAATTATCGTCCCTTCGTATGGACGGCACGATACCCACGTAAACAAGAGAATTATGAAGGTTTGCTCGCCCCACAGCTGCAAGAAGATATCGATAAAGGAGCGGAGCCGTGGACAGTCACGGATCCAGACCGATTTGATGATTCCGATCTTCTAGAACGAGAAGCATCTATGGGTCGTAGCAACTTTATGCTACAGTTCATGTTAGACACGAGTCTTAGTGATGCTGAAAAATTCCCGCTTAAAATGGCAGACTTGGTGGTTACTTCTGTTAACCCCGTTACTGCTCCTGAAGCCGTTGTCTGGTGTAGCGACCCCCAGAACGTCATCAAAGACGCTCCAACTGTTGGACTACCTGGAGATTATTTCTACAGTCCAATGCAGCTCCAAGGAGACTGGAATCCTTACACAGAGACAATCTGCAGCATTGACCCGTCGGGTCGTGGCACAGATGAAACGGCAGCATGTTATATCTCGCAACGCAACGGTTTCCTGTACGTGCACGAAATGCGAGCTTACAGAGACGGATACTCAGACACAACATTACTTGATATTCTGAGAGGTTGCAAAAAGTATAATGTTACTAAACTATTAATCGAAACTAACTTCGGTGATGGTATGGTCGGTGAGTTATTCAAGAAACATCTCCAACAAACTAAACAAGCTATAGACATTGAAGAGGTACGTGCTAATGTCAGAAAAGAAGACCGAATCATTGATAGCCTTGAACCCGTTCTTAATCAGCACCGTCTTATTATTGACCGCAGTGTCATTGATTGGGATTTCAGATCCAACAGTGAACGTCCGCCTGAAGAACGACTCCTCTACATGCTATTCTATCAAATGAGTAGAATGTGCCGTGAAAAAGGCGCAGTTAAACATGATGACAGATTAGATTGCTTAGCTCAAGGTGTTAAATATTACACTGATGCTATGGCTATTTCTGCCTATGAACAGATGAAAATGGAACGTAGAGAAGACTGGAAAGATATGAATCAAGCATGGCTAGATAACCCTCAAGAAGCAGCAAATCACATGGCTTTTGGTATGAACATCCAACAACGCCGAAAAGCTAGACAGATCAAGGGATCTGGTCAAGTTGCTAAGTGGGTCTAGCTCTATTGTCGGACGTATAAGGGGGCGGGGAAGGGTGGACCCCGCTCCCCCGAGGGAGGAACTCGTCGTAAAGACGACTCCTTCCTCCTTTACTAATATCCGCTGAATGGATATTCCGTAAGTCCTGGCTAAAGCCAAAAGACAAACATTTATCTTATCCCCCTAACTAGTATGAATCCTAATACTACTGATCATTTATGATCCAGTGAATCTTATTACTCCCACCCAAACATTATGCATAATACTGAGTATGTCAAAAGCAAACCAGACAGAGATAACCTCGTAGCTTAAATGGCTAGAGTGTCCAACCCAGATAATCA